GACCGAGGCGTCGCAATGGCCCAAGCTATCTCAGCTGTTGTACAACAAGAAATTAAACGACAAAAACGTCACGGCGGCTTATTAAGCCCATACGCATAATACTATGGCAATTGGATTTAGTGATGGAGTCGCAACTCGAGTACCTGATCGTGCTATGCAAAAGCGTAGCTCGGCAAAAGTGTTATTAGCACAATTTGGCGATGGATACGAGCAAAGGCTTCCGCTTGGAATAAATAACTTACAACAAGAATATGCTGTAACTTTTAGAACAAGACCAAAAGCTGAAATTGATGATATTGTTACATTTTTGCAAAATACAAAAGGAGCGAATAATTTTAACTTTACCGTTCCAGATACAAATGGAGTAAGTAATGAGACTACAATTAAAGTAGTTTGCTCTGAATTTTCTATGAATTATGAATACGATGAATTCTACACTTTAGAAGCAACTTTTAGAAGAGTATACGAACCATGACACAAGTAGTACGTGATTTACAAAAACAAAATCCAGGCTCTTCGCTTGTAATTCTTTACGAGCTTGAAATGCCTGATGGCACGACTTGGTATTTTCACGATGGTAAGTCTGCAGCAATTGGAGATGTGACATTTGATGGAAATACTTACGAAAGCATACCAGTAGAATTTGATGGCGTTGATACTACAACTGACGGTCCAGCAAGTCGTCCTACTTTGACAATTGGAAATGTACTTAGTGTATTTAAAGATGCATTAGGAGCAACATATACATATGACGATCTTTTAGGAAAAAAGTTTACTCGACGTCGTACTCTTTCAGCATATCTAACTTCAAGCCCTGCCGTTGAACTTCCAAAAGATATTTTTTATGTAGATCGAATTGCAAGTACTTCAATTATAAGCGTTTCTTTTGAGCTTGCGTCTCCTTATGATATCGAAGGAATCAAACTACCTTCACGAGTTATATTAGCAGGAGGGTGCAGTTGGCAGTATCAAGGCGCTTCTACAGATTTAGCTGAAAGTGCAAAGTATGGCGGATGTTCTTGGAGTCGATTTAGTACTATTACAGTTCCAACTACAGGAATAACTTATACTCACTATGTAAACGTAAATGATGAGCCTGTAGTGCCGCTTGCAGCAGTAATTGGAGCTTGGAGCGGCACTGGAGTTGTAAATGGTATATACTCTACTGCTCAAGCTGGACTAGTACGAATTAATAATGATAAAACTTTTACAACTGGTATTAGCAGTACAAACTACTGGCAAATGGTTACTAGTACGACATCGACTCCTTCAGATGTAAATGTGGCATGGAGACGAGTTCGTGTTTTTGAAACTTATAGTGCTTCCGGCACTTACACAGTATTTACAGATCCAAGCTACAGTAGTTATGTTACAAGTACTTTAGCTGGAGAAACTTCTCCGCGTCTATTTAAGAAAATTTATGCTACTCAAGCAAGTACAGCACAAGGCTCTGTACCAGGATATAACAAACATTGGGAAATTGGAGATGTCTGTGGAAAACGACTTAATTCTTGCACAAAACGATTTCAATATATTCGAACAACTTCCAATTCAATTTCAGTCCCAAGTACCGTCTATGATCAAACAGTTGTACTTCCCTTTGGAGGCTTTCCTGGATCACGAACATATTCTTAAAGTAATTCGTGATTGTTTTATGAACTGGAATGAAGAAATCTGTGGAGTTGTTGTAAATCGAAAGTGGTATAGAGCTAAAAATATTGCGCTAAATCCAACTGAAAATTTTATACTTGACGACAAGGTATGGATTGGTGTACAATTGTTAGGAAAACCAAGTGCAGTTATACATACACATCCTATTGGTTCAGCAAAAGCAAGTGAGTTAGACTTAGTTCAACAAAAGCACTTTAATATACCTTTTATAATTATCTCTTTAGAGAACTGCGATCTGGAAATTTATTCATGATAAGAAAAGTGCATTTACTTGGAAATCTAGGAGAAAAGTTTGGGCCAGTGTGGAATGTGCACTGTACAACTGTATCTGAGTGCTTGCGATTAATAGAATGCCAAGCAGATGGATTTAAAAAATATTTAGTTGATATTGCAAATCAAGGTACAAATTTTGCAGTTCGAACAGGCGAAGAACTGATAGGTACTGGCGAAGAACTTTATATGAATGTAAATGCAGAAGATGTTTACATTACTGAAGTTCCTGCGGGTGCTGGTGGGTGGGGTAAAATTATTGTTGGCGCATTAATTATAGTTGCTGCAATTGCGATTGTATTTGCAACGGGGGGCACAGCTTTATCTGCAGCTGCTGCTGCAGGTCAAATGGTGGGGACAGGATTTGCAGCAACTATGAGCGCAGGTTGGGCTACTTTAGGCAGTATGGCATTAGCTCAAATGGCGGTTATGACTCTTGCTTCAATTGGCTTAAATCTAATTATGGCAGGCGTAAATGAACTTATGATGCCTAAGCCAGATAAAGGAAAAAGTGCAGGCGCATTTTTTTCCGGTCCTGTAAATACCATTAAACAAGGGCAACCTGTTCCTCTTCTTTATGGCGAACTGGTCGTAGGTGGAGCACCAATTTCTGTTTCATTTACTAAGTCAAAGATTACTTCTACAGGTTATGTATATAATTCTGTTGTAAGCATACCTGATCAAACTCAGCTATACTCAGGCGGAAGTCCAGAAATGCCAGTTACTCCAGGATCTCCTTCTGGAAATACAGATTCTTCACAATTTATAGATATTGACAAATATTTAAGACAAGCTGGTCAGCTTTCTTTAAATGGGTCCGTCGTAGCCGGCCCACTACTATAGGAATAAATAATGGCAGTCCCATATGTACCAGTAGACATGAATCCTACCACCAGTGCGGCGACAACTGGCAACGATACGATGCAATCAGCGCAATATGCTGTTGTATATGATTTAATTTCTGAAGGTGAAATTCAAGGCTTAGTCGACGGAGCTGCAAGTATTTATCTAAATGGTACTCCATTAACTTCTCAAAGTACAAAATCTACTATAACTCCTATTGCTGTATCAAATGGAGTATTTACTGCATCTTCAACAACAGTTACTCATGCTGCTGGGGGTCTTGCAAATACAGTAGGACGATTTGCAATTTTAGAACGAGGCGCAAATACAAACTCTACTTTTGCAGGAAATTCTGGCAGCCCGCGGCTTACTACAACTTCTGCCTATTTTGCAAATACAATGGCAGTTAATAATGAACAGTTTCCAATTTTAAATCCTAAAATTCGAGTAGATGGACTCGGCCCAGGTGGTAGAGAGTATATTGGTACAATTACTCAAGTTGTCAGCAATACAGTAGCTATAGTTGAGCCTCCTATTTCGACAACAGGTAGCGGCAAAACAGGCGCTCGAGATCATGTATCTTACGTTACTACTGCGTCTGCGACTTCGATTACAATTGCAGCAGCTCCTACTTTATCTGGAAAAAGATTTCAATTAGTTCCACTTACTTCTTCTGCTACTAGTTATACTTCTGATGATAGTTGGAATTTTAAAAATGTAACAATGAACTTTCGAGCAGGTACTCGAGAGCAAACTCCAATTATTTATCCAAATATACCTACTGCAAGTTTTTTAAGCTCTATTGAAGCTCCTTTTTTATGGACTACTGGCTGGGGCGGTACCGCTTCTGTTTTAAATTATAACTCAGCATTTTTAGGACTATCTTCTCCTGGTGAAGTGGATAAACTTAAAATTGGTATAGAATTCTCAGGTGGACTTTATAAGCATAATGGTGAACAGCAACAAATTCGAGATAGCTTTTTAGGTCTACAAGTTATTTTTCAATATACACAAGGTGGCATAACTAAAAACGCTTATATACTTGGCCCCACTAGCTCGGCAGGAGTTCCCGCTGGAGTACAACGTCATGCAGACTGGTTAAATTATTTAGAAAGATTTACAGGTCTTGTACAAGCAAGAATTCAGACTCCGTTTGTTCATGATATTGAATTTTCAGTTGAGCAGTTTAAGCCTTTTACAGATTTTACTATTTTAATTTCTCGCACAAGTCCAGACGATAATACGGAAGTTCAAAGTAATGACGATAGTCATGTATTTGCAGCTAGAATTAAATATATTGAATCTCAAATAGTAGATAAATTTAGATACCCCCACTCGGCTTATGCTGCTATAAGTTTTCCAGCAGAAGGATTTAGTTCAATTCCTTCCCGAGCTTATAAAGCTCGTGGATTAAAAATTTCTGTTCCTTCAAACTATATACCCCGAGAAGAAAATGTTGATGGAATTGCAAGATATATAGGTCGCTGGGATGGTAGCTTTATAACAAAATATACAAATAATCCTGCTTGGATATTTTATGATTTAGCCACAAACAAACGGTATGGATTGGGTAAGTATGTAGATTCTTCACTTATTGATAAATTTGGTCTTTATCGAATTGCT